CACACCACGATCCACTCACCCGCCAGTACCGGCCGGAGCCCCGCGGGCGGCAGCGGGTAATCGTCGCGGCTGTACGCAACCCTGAGCTTGCGCCCATCTGGCACCCCTCCTCCATTCATCCCTCGTGCGGATGTGTGACAGGCAGGCTGTACGGCCCTCCCGCGGCGACGGGGGGCACCGGGTTCACCGAGGGCCGTACAGCCATCCCCGGCGCGAACGGCCGCTCCAAGCCGCAAGCGCCAGGGAGCTCATCACCCCGGATCGAGGTCCGCGTCGGGATCGGCGTCCGGATCGAGCCCGTCCGCGACGAGCTCGTCACCCGGATCCAGTTCGCGGCGCCACGGCAGCTCGGCCAGCGTCTTACGCGGGCCGTCCAGGTACTGCTGGACGGCCCACAGCCCGGCGAAGTGGCGTTCGACCGTGATCAGCAGCGGATCACCCGGCTCCGGACCGGTGTAGACGGTCAGCCGCTCACCAGGACCCGTGGCCGACGCCCAGCGGGCCAGCTGCGTCGCGTACAGCGGCAGCCCCTCGAGCGCGCGGCCCTCCGGGCGCGTCACCACGGCGTGCAGCCTGCGCCGCCAGCTGGCCAGCGGATCACGCGACGGCTCACGGTGGTCGTGGAGCACGAGCCGCGTACCGTCATTGACCTGCTGGACCGTGACGGCCAGCCGGCGGATGCTGCCCGGCGTGCCGACGACAGAGATCGGGATCGACGTCGTGTCGATCGTGATGGACAGGACGGGATCGCTGTCCTTGTCGAAGCGGAACAGCTTCAGGCTCGCGGCGAGCTCCGTGACGGCCAGGTGCACGGGCTGCTGCTCGCGCACCCCCCGGGCATCGCGCGGCAGCTGCCACCGCTCGGCGGCGAGCGTGTACCGGTCCGTTGCCACGGCGTACAGCGCCTCGGGCCCGAGATCGAGCCGCACAACGTGGTATTCCGGCATCTCCTTATCGGTGCCGGCGTGGGAGATGACCGGCTTGATCAGCCCGTGCCACTCCCGCGTGGTCATATCCAGGCGTGTCATGAGCCGTCGCCGTCTCCGGGCACCGGCGTGCGCGCCGCTGCGGCGCACGTCGCGTAGTGGGGCATATGCCGGTACTCGCCACGGGCGAGCTCATCACCGGGCTCAAGGGTCCGGACGTACCACTTGCCGTCAGCGCCATGGCTGACGGCATACTTGCTGGTCTGCGACGCGTCCCGCTGCTTATCGAACGGCATCCGCGCGCCGCGCACAGTGATCGCCCAGATGACCGGCGCCCCGCACTCCTTCTTCTTGCACGACGGCGGCTTACGCACGCGCCACCTCCTTATAAGGGATGGGCGCGTCCTCCCGGTGCTGCACGGGCAGCTGGCGCGGATCGGTGCCGTCGTAATTGGGGTCGCGAGGGCAGCCGCAGCCGGGGGAATCCCAGCCGCAGTTGCCGCAGTACTCGTCGTCGATACCGTCGCCGGTATTCGGGGTGGTCCAGTCGACCGGTTCGCTTTCGCTGTCCCACCGGATGTGGACCTTGCCGTCGGCGTGGAGATACCTCGTCACTCCGGCTCGCCTTCGGGCTTGTCGCCGGAGGTGAGCAGCTGGATGAAGGCCTCGCGGTCCTTGCAGCGGGCGAGCAGCGCGGCGCAGGCCTTGGCCTCGACGGTGGTCAGGTCGTTCGTGCTGGCCAGGTCGTGGCCGACGATGACGGACAGGTGCGCGAGCCGGTCATCACGCTCATCGGCGCCGAAGCCGAGCCGCTCGAAATGGCCCAGGACCGCACCGCGGAGCTTCGCATTGACGCTCTCGGGCTTGGCCTGCGGCGATACCGGCGCCTCATCATGTTCCGGCACCGGCTGCGAGGGTGTTTCCGCGGGCGGCTCGTCGACGAGCTCGGCGTCGACGATGTCGGCGTCCGGAGGCGCCGCGGCGGCCGCGATCGGCATAACGGGCGCGGCAGGGTTCGCGGCGGCCGCGGCGCTGGCCGATGCGCGGAGCGCTTCGCGGCGGTACTCGGCCGACGTCGGCACCCACGGCTCGAGGCGCTTGGCGAACGTCTTCCACCACATGCTGCGGCCGCGGTATTCGGGGTGGTCCTCGCCGCCGTCCATGCGGTTCCACGGGCTGAACTTGTCGTCCGGCTTGTAGCCGCCGGCATCGCGGGCCGCGTGGACGTCGTCACGGGTGAGGATGACGACGCGGGACACGGCGCCTGTGAGAAGCTCGGCGTAGGCGTAGCCGCCGACCATCTCGCCGCGCTTGCCCATCGCGGCGAAGAACGCGGCACCTGTCGTGGCGCCGGCGCCGAAGTCGTGCACGGGCTTGTCGTCGGTTCCCTCGAGGTACCTGAACTTGTCGTGCTCGCATACTTCGCGCACGACCACCTTCGAGACGGCGCCGGACCGGTACATGCGCTCGATCACGCCCCGGTAGCCCTCGATGCCGAGTACTTTCGGGCGGCCGTGGTCCATCCGCGGCGTCAGGTAGTACTCCTCGGTGCCCGGGAGATGGCCGAGGACCGCGCATTCCATCAGGGCGACGAACAGGGAGTCCGGGTTAGCCTGCGCGCATTTCCAGAGCGTGAGGTTCTTACCGGGCTGATCCGATGCGTACAGCGCGCCGGCCGCGGTGCCGAGGAACGCCTCGACGTCGACGGACTTCGGGAGCACCGTCGCGAGATGCGCCCGTTTGGACCACATGAACTTGACCGGCCCCGCGTCCCGCGTGGCCACGGCATTACTTACCGTCTGCGGCATTCTTTCTTCTCTTTCTTCTGCTTGGCGGGGAGCAGCTTGATGACGGTGCTGGTCTTCTCGCACTCGGCCGCGATGGCCGGGTAGCGGTCGCGGACCATGGACGTGCTGATGCGCTTCTGCGGGTAGGCCGACCGCGTCGCGACCGGCACACCAGTGCGCGCCTCGACGGCGCGCCGGCCATCCCGGATCGCGGCCAGGAGCCGGTTGGTCATCTCTTCCTTGCGCCGGCCGGCCTGTTCGGCACGGCGCACCGCAGCGCGGTAGGAGATGGCCAGCTGGCGTCCCACGACGACGTCGGTATCATCGGTGCCGGCGTACAGGGTGCGCAGCGCGTGGGACGTCGCGGGGTGCCAGTCGACGCCGGGCGCGTCCTGCGCTTCGAGGCGGTCCAGGAATATGCGCGCTTCGCTGCGCATGAGGGCCAGGTCGTCTCCGGCGGCGGCGTCGATCTCGCCGGTGTAGACGCAGAGCTTCCAGTCCCGGGCGCGGAGACAGGCGACGTACCATCGCTGGACGCTTATCACGTCGCACTGCCACAGCACCTGAGCGCGGTAGTGCACGGGGATCTCGTCAGTGCCCGGCTCACCCCACTCATCGGAGCCGCCGTCGACCTTGCACTCGAGCACGGCCGCGGGCTCGAGCTCCTCGATGACGCGGTCGCCGTCGAAGTCGAGGCGCATGTCCTCGCACAGCAGCCGGTCGGGTGTGGCCATCTGCCACGGGCGGTCCGCGTGACGGAACAGCTCGCGGCCGGTACCGGCGACCATCAGGTCCGGACGCGCGGCCGCGAACTTGTCCGCGATGTAGGGCTCCAGGACGCGGCCGCGTTCCATGACGTCGCTGTCCGCCTCCGGCGCGAGCACCCCGAGTTTCTGGTGATACAGCGCGTACGGCGACGTGTACGGGGACACGCCGAGGAGCGCGGCGATCTCGCTGGCCGTGATTCCCCGACGCCGCGCGGCGAGCCAGTCCTCTTCGGTGGCCGTCTCGATCAGGACCGCGGTCATGAGAGGGTGCCTTCGCGGAAGGGCGCCAGCTCGATGAGCTTGCCGAGCTCACCCGAGGCCGGTACCCCCGCGTGGTCTTCGCGCGTCGCGTCGGCGACCGCCATCACGTCGTCGTGCTCGTTCCTGGGGTGGGGCCACCGGTGCGTCACGACGTAGGCGGCGACGAGGACGGCCGACACGATCCACCAGACGTGTGCCCCGACCGCGAGGCAGAAGCTGAGCAGCGCGGCGAGCCCGAGGGCGACCGAGACGCGGTCGAGGATGAGGCAGCGGCGGTGCCCGCACTGCGCGGTCACCGGCGCCCCCCCTGTGGATGCGGGCAGCCGGACACCACGACCGCCGCCACGGACAGGGCGGCCTCGGCGACGAGGCACCAGCGCGAGCGCGTGACGGCGTCCGCGGCGAGCACGGCGACCGCGCAGAGGATCTCGGCGACCAGGAGGCCGTCGAGGATCTGGCAGCGGCGGTGACGGCACGAGCGGCACCGGATCCGCGTCCATGTCCGGGTCAGCATGGCGCCCTCCCGTACACGGCGGCGTCGAGCGCGGCGACGAGCTGGGCGACGGTGCCGCCCCACACGTTCTCGGCCCACCGGGCGCCCGGGATGGGGTAGGCGGCGAGCGCGGCGGCGAACTGGTCGCCGCGCGGGTCGGCCGGCGTGCGCGCGGCCGCGGACGGCTGCCCGGCGGATGCGCGGCGGCGCTCGCCGCGCCCGGTCACGGCGGCGATGCCGCAGATCGCGAGCACGGCGAGCACCGTGATGACAATCAGCATCACCGCAGCGCCATCTCCCGCTCGATCACCGCGGCGGCGCGGTGCGCCTGGATCGCGGACTCGAGCTCGTCGAGGTACGCCAGGTCGTCGGTGAACAGGGTGATGGGGATCGAGCCGAGGTGGCCGAGGACGATACCGGGCCGCTCTGCGTCGGCGCCGGCAGCGCGCGGGGTTCCCTCGAGGGGGATGGACGCGTACCGGGCGGCCTTGATCTCGGTGCCGTCGGTCATGACGCGCTCGCGGGCGTGATCGCGTCGGCGCGGACCAGGAGCGAGCGCACCTCGTGCTCCAGGTACCGGCGGTGGCCGCCGAGGGTGCGGAAGGTGCGGAGTTTCCCGGCTTTAGCCCAGCGGGTGACGGTCTTGGGGTCGACGCGGAACATCGCGGCGACCTCGGCGGCGGTGAGGAGCGGCTCGATGTCGATGCCGTGCCGCGTCATGCTGGTACCTTCTGACATGGATGATCGGTCCTTTCAGGACTGGTTGTGGCCGCGGTCTCCGCATGGCAGGCGGAGACCGCGGGCTGGACCACCCCGCGCAGCGTCATGAGCTGCGCGGGAGTGAGCTTCGGGCGCGTGGCCATGGCCTTCCTGCGCCATTCCTCGGGGGTCATGCCCGTGCCGGCTCTGGGTCGGCAGCGTTGATGACGGGTGCGATGACGTCGAGCGAGACGCCTAGTCCGGTGGCGACGCGTGCGGCGGTCTCGATCCGCGGCACCTCGGCGCCGCTTTCGATCTTGCTCATGTGAGACGGGGAAATGCCGGCGCGTGCCGCGAGGTCCTTTTGCGGGATGCCGAGGAGCTCGCGTAGCGCGCGGATGGCCGCGCCGTTGATCAGTCTCTGCACAGCGGCGATCTTGGCACAACATGGCACAACTTAGCAACGCTCGTGCATAAGTTAGCCGAACTTGGCTCCCAGTGGACACAAGTGTTGCTAGAGGGAGGCACTTATGTAGCTGCCAACTTGGCATTGTTGACTTGTGCCAGGTTGTGCTGAAGAATTCCGGGCATGGCCTCAGAATCCGGCCGCGCCGGCGTGGCGGCGAGCACCGGACTGGCGATCAGGCGTGCTCGCGAACGCAAGCGATGGCGCCAGGAGGACCTGGCCGCCGCCGTCGGCGTGAGCCGTAACGCGGTAGACGCATGGGAAAACGGCCGCACCTACCCGAACAGGAACGTGGGCCGGATCGAAGAGGTCCTCGGGATCAGCCTTTCCGCGCCAGTACCCGATTCAGTGCTCGACAGCGTGATAGCCGCAGAAGACGAATGGGAGGCCGGGGTCCTGACGGACCCGGACCTCCCGCCGAGGGAAAGACGCGAGATCGTGCTCGCGTCGCGGCGCGCTAGGAACGAGCTGTATCCTCCGGGCGCACGACGGCCAGAGTCGGCGGAGCTGCCCCCCGAGACTGCTGCTGGTTGAACGCCCTGGCCATGGCCACGTAACCGCGTTCCAGCCGGGCGGCGAAGGCCACGTCCTGGCGCTCGTGCGAGTGCTCGAGCCGGGCGCCCACGACCGCCGCCTGGAGAGCCGCGAGGTAGGTGACGAGCGCGCATCCGAGCGCGCATGCGAACAGGCGCCCGGGCGCGCTGCAGACTGCGGCGATTATGGTCAGTATCCACATGGTGGCTGACATCAGCCACAGAAGCATCCCTTGGTGCATATCTGGTCCCCTCCCAAATAAATAACGCAGACCACTCTGCACCCGTTCATAGCTAACGGCAAACTAACTTAATAGTTAGATTGTGCTTACCCCCTGATATCGGGTATGTATACGCCTTCCTCTCTGCCGCATCCTAGGAGCACACTTAGCGCGGGACCTGTACACAAGGGAGGGACAGCATGAGGCTCGGGGTACGAGTGCATGTGTGGGGGCCGCTCTCCGTCTCCGGCAGCGTCGGAACGGGGCGCCGGCGCCGCGGCCGCGGGATCGGCGGCGGCATCATGGGCTTCGCGGTACTCATCGCGCTCGCCATCGGCGCGCTCCGCGCGTGGCCGTGGCTGTGGTGGTTCGTGCTCGCGGCCGCGATGGTGACGGTGTCGTGCATCGCCCGCAAGCGGCTGCCGGATCCGCCCCGGCAGTAAGTCATCCGCGCTTCCACTCGATCCGGATGAGCTCGGGGTCAGCGCGGAAGTACGGCTCGCCGGGGCGCCACCCGGGCGGCCGCCCCTTCGGCGCGGGCATGATCCGGATCGTCATCAGCGTGGCCACCACCAGGCGGCGCTGGTCTATGGTCATCGCGGCCCACACCGCGGCGGGATGGCCGATCAGGGGCGCGAGGACATCCTCGCGCTCCAGCTCCGCGATGCGCGCCTGCGCGGCGTCGATACCGGCCTGGAACCGGCGCCGCCCGGCGACGAACTCGGCCTCGTCGATGACCTGCTGCATGTACAGCTCGCGGTCCTTCCGCATCAGCGCGTTCAGCTTGGCGAGCTCGCTGTGGAGCGCCGCGAGCTCCTGGCGGAGCCCGTCGCCACGGGTCACGGTGAGCAGGTCCGCGGCGTCGTCGGCCGCCAGCACGTCCAGTACCAGGCCTGTGATGAGGGCGTCCAGCTGCGCCTGGTCGCGGCCCGCATGGGGCTGCTCCCTGCGTGTGCCCGCCTCCCCTTCCCGGCAGCGGTAGACCGGACTGCGCACGCGCTTGCCGGCAGCGGCCCGGCTCGTCGACGTACAGATCATGGGGCCGTCGCAGACGCCGCAGCGGGCGATGAAGGACAGGAGGTGCTTCGGGGCTGGCCCCGAAGTCGTCTTGCGGCCCGGGCGCCGGAGAATGGCGACGACGGCGCGCCATGTGTCCTCGTCGACGACGCTGGGCCACGCGGCCGGCCCGATGATCTTCCCGCGGTGCTCCATGAGGGCCGCGTTGCGGGGGCGCCGCAGCGTGCGGCCCACCTCGGCTGCGGACCAGGCGCGGCCGCTGGTGCCGGGGAGGCCTGCGTCGTTCCACCGGCGCGCGATGGCATGCAGGCTCGCCGAGCCGTCGATCACGTCGGCGCACGCGCGGCGCAGCGCGTGCGCTTCGGGCTCCCGCAGCCGCAGGATGCCTTTTCTCGGATGGCCGTCCTCGTCAAGGATGGGCTGGCCTCCGGCGTCGACGGGAGCCCGGTCGAGCTCCCAGCCGAACGGGCGCCGTCCGCCGAGCCACCGCCCGTCGGCGGCGACGGCGGCGCGGCCGTCGAGCACGCGCTCGGTCAGGTGGTCGACCTCATAGATCGCGGCACTGGCGTCATCCCGCAGGCGCCTGCGGCCGTTGGCCGTCGACAGGTCGTAGACCCCCCCGACCGTGGTCTCGATGAGGTGACCGCCCGCAGCGCACACGCGGATGAGCTCGGCGGTGTCTTCCTCGTTCCGGGTCAGGCGGTCGGCGTGGTATGCCACGATACGGAGACCGGTCCGCGAGCGCAGCAGAGCCAGCATCGCCTTGAACCTGGGACGCTCCGGCGGCGCCCCGTCGACCGCCTGGAACGCGGTCTTGTCGTCGTCCTGGAACTCGCCGATGATCCGGCCCCCGTGGCGGTCCACGTGCGCGTGCGTCAGCGTCCGCTGCTGCCGGACGGCCTTGCGCCCCTTGGACTTGCGCAGGTAGATCACGTATTCTGCGCACTGGCTATCTTCCATCCGCTAAGTATGGCACAATCAGCAATGGCCAGGTCGAACCAGCTGCCGCGCTTGGGCAGCGACGCCGGCGACAGGCCCACGGTGATCCT